CCCGAACTATACCCGGATCGATAAATGATCCAACCAAGTACGACTATACCTCCAACGTATAGTATACTCGGCACATCACTAACGAACCGCGTTTCCTTGAGAACGGCGTCGCTACTAAGCTCTTTCTTTGCCATAATAAATCCTCCTTTAAATATGTATTTTTGCTTCTGAAGGTATACGAATCCCTCCATTATAGAAGATGTTATTTTGGCGAAAAGAAAGAGTCCGCACTTGGACCCCGTCTTTTGAATACAACTCAAATGTGCACTCTATTTAATTTTTAGCTTGCGCTAGTCATCATGATGAAATATAGTAAGCTGTTTTTCAGATTTATTACGTTTGAATAACGTATACAATCCGCATGTCAACAAGCCTAATATAAATCCTATAAAGCCTGCGCCAAAACTTCCTTTACTCATTTCGAGTACCTCCTCATTAAATTTATCCATAACATAGCGTGTTAATTGCGCGCCTCACTTAATATCCAGAAAAAGCGTCTGTATCTGTCATAATACATGTCTTTGCTGCAAGGTATATCTAACTTAGATTTCAAATATGTATAAGATAGCTGCTCCGTGACTCCGCGCAGAATATAATCGTATAAATACCTATCGGCTTCCTTGGCTGCTTTTTCGATTAACTCTATCTTCTCAGAATAATGGGCTCTCATCATAGCTCGCTTTGCTGTTGGATCGCCTGGAATGTTGCTAGTCGGCATTTTGTCGATCATGGATAAGGGTATACTCGGGTCATTGAACTCGGCATATGCTTTCTTCCAAGTCGGGTATTGTAAACAGAAATGCTTTAGCTCGTAATGACGATGCTTATCAATATAATACTTACTTTTCTCAGATATCATAGGTCGTACTTTTGTAGCCACGTATTATTCACCTCGTATGTATTCTTCGTAAACTTCTATGTATTGCTTAATTTGATTAATTCTCTTTTTTAGCTTTTTTATCTCTTCGTCTTGCATTAGAATCAGGCTTACTAATTCTTCGATTACTTCGTCTCTTCCGGTCATTATCAAACACACCCTCTTTCATGGCTTTTTTCAAAAACACCTCGGTCGCCTTCTTAATGTTCTCCAAGTGTTTTTCAGTCGGTATTGTTATGTATACCGTAGCGTTCTCATACTCGTATTTCTTCATGCTCGGCCCCTTTTTATTGCATAAAGCAGTATTTAAAACGCTTAAAGCGTTAATCTAGATTAAATATTACTATTCTAGAATAACTTTGTCAACGCTTTGAAGGTTAAAATTTTGCATTCTTAGCGTTTTTAATGTACCTTAATATATGAAAGGAGATTGAATATGGCCCCGGAAAACAAAGATGTATTAGCAAGAAATTTAAAAATGTATATCGCTAAGCGTGGTAAAGATAGAAAGGAGGTTGCTGACGATTTAGGATTAGCGTACTCCACGTTAACCGATTGGATCAATGGTAAGAAATATCCGAGAATTAATAATATAGAGAAATTGGCAGTATACTTCGGTGTTTCGAAGTCTGATTTAATAGAGGATTTTGAGGAAAAGAAAAAGGACAACGATGCTCTAGCTACAATCATTGTCAAACTACGTATGAATAAGGAACTGCTAGAAGTCGTAGAGAAGTTAATGTATCTAGATAAAAATAAAATAGAGAGTCTGAGTAAGTTACTGGATACTTTTGTCTAGTAATTGAAGTATCAAATCCAGTAAACCTAAGTCGGTACACGCTTCTAAGCGTTCTGCTATTTGTAAAATATAATCTTCTTTCATGCGGTATTCCACAGCCTTTCTGTAATCTTGGTTTGGCAGGAACGAATGTTCGAAGTAATTATAAAAGAAGAAATTGTCTGACACAACATGAAAATACTAGCAAGAGGGGATAAATATGTATAAAGAATATCCAACATTTTATTGGTACGAAGTTTACAAATATGGTAGGAAATCGAGATTCGATGATCCGTACTTATCAGTCGAAGAAGTTCTCGAGAAACATGATAGGATGCTTAATGAATATGCCGAACGCTATCTCGGCGGCGCTATACCTGATGAGCATAACTTTCAAGAAGTCGGCTCCGGAGAGTCGATAAAAGATCGTCCGGAAATGACCCGGTTACTAAAAGCGATTGAGAACCCGGATATAAAAGCAATACTCGTTATAGACGTCCAAAGGTTAAGTCGTGGCGATCTCGAAGATGCCGGAAGACTTATTAAGTTACTTCGATATACGAATACGTACGTAATCACTCCAGGCAAAATATACGACTTACGAGATGAGTACGATAGAGATGCTTTTGAAAGAGAACTAAAACGTGGTAACGAATACCTAAATTACTTCAAGAAAATATCATTAAGGGGTAAATTGGATAGCGTTAGACAAGGGAACTACATAGGTTCCGTTGCTCCGTACGGCTTCGATAGAACCACGATCGAGGACGGTAAAAAGGTACACCATACGTTGAAAGAGAGAAAAGACCAGGCAGATATAGTACGATTAATATTTCAATGGTATTGTAATGAAGATATAGGAGTAACTGCGATATGTAGACGACTTGAAGCACTAGGTGCGAAGACTAAAACTGGCGGTTCTATTTGGCGAACTCCTATCGTATTTAGCATACTCGAGAATGTCCATTATATAGGGTGTGTACGTTGGAACTGGAGAAAGACGATTACTATAATTGAAGACCAAGAAATAAAGAAACTGAGACCGAAAGCGAAAGTTGACGAATATCTAATATTTGACGGCAAGCACGACGGGATAGTTTCGGAGGAACTCTTTTATAGAGCGAGAGAAATAAAAGGTAATAGACACAGAGCGAAGATGGACTTGACACTTAAGAACCCGCTAAGTGGAATAATGTTTTGTAAAGCTTGCGGTTCTAAGATAGGTTATAATACTTACGTACGGAGAGGCGTTGAATTCGCTAAACCAAAATTAAGATGTAATAACCAGGTACATTGTAAAAGTGGATCTGTCCCATTTGACGAGGCTATGGAATATATAAAGAGCGCTATAAAAGATTGCATATCCGATTTTAAGATGATGGTTAAAAATGACCAGGACGATTCTATAAAACTCCATAAAGATTTGGTAGCAGGATTAAAAGAAAAACTCGAAGCGCTTGACGATAAGGAAGCTGCTCAGTGGGAAGCACTACACGACCCCGATCCCGAAAAGCGAATGCCGGAACATGTCTTTAAGAGATTGAATGAAAAGCTATTAAAAGATAAGAAAGAAATAAAGAAAGCATTGGAAAAAGCCGAAGACTCTATGCCTAGACAGATAGACTATAAGGATAGGATACTGAAGTTTACGGACGCGTTGAAAATTCTGAACAACCCTAAGCTCGATGCTAAAACTAAGAACCAATATTTGAAAGATATAATCGATAGAATCGAGTTTGATAGACCTCCGAATATAAAGATTACAAATGAAAATAAGCACGAATACGGTTACGAAAAACTCGGAAGAAAAGACGTATTTTACACTCCGCCGTACAAAATATCGATAAAGTTGAAATATTGAAAGTCTCAGAAAGCCCTAGAAATGGGGCTTTTTCTATTTTTGGTATCATATAAGACCTCATTCATGGGGGTGTACATGATACCTAAGGTAAAAGAAAAAGGGAGTGTAAGCATTACGCCCACACAACCATTCCTGTTTTTCCGATCATCTCATAATGTTTAGCTTTCTGTTTAAATGTTTCGACATCTTTCTTCACGTCATGTTTACGTCCCTTCAAGTAGTGCGTAATCACTGCACCGCTTTCACGGATTTCAACGACTTGGAATTTTTTCTCGAATAACATTTTAAACTCCTCCTTTAATATGTGCTGATCTTCCTTCCATAAAAGGACTTGTTTTTGTCGCGAAATATAAAAAGAAGAGGCCGTGCTAAGCCTCTCTTTTTGATCGTTCTTCGGATGAGACTCGAATATCTCTCTTTCCGACTTGTACATGTAGTTTGAATGGTTTTGATAGTACGGCTAACACTGCCCCACATACAAATCCTGTACAAACTGGTTTTACAATGTCCAAAGCTCTCATTCTAAATCCCTCCTTGTATTCTCTCATAATAGGGTTTGTTTCAATCGCGAAATATAAAAGAAAGAGCCTTTGTAGGCTCAATCTTCGTCAATAGCTTTCATCAGTTTCTTGAACTCATCGCTACTAAGATCTAGGTCTACGTTTAGATGTAGGTGTGTTTGTCCATCCTGCATATCTAAGTCAATCTCGCTGAAGTAAATATCGATTTTGTATCCATATTGCTTCTTGATCTTTCTAGATACGAGTTTAGCCAATACGCCTCTCATAAATCTTGTAGACAATTTTAGTTTCATTTCATCCATTTTTCTCACCCTTTCTGAATGCTATCCTTCCATAATAGGGTTTGTTTCAATCGCGAAATATAAAAAGAAGAGGCTGTGTTAAGCCCCTCTTTTTGTAGATTTGCACGCTTGTATACTTTCATCAGCGATACACAATCCCGGATAAAGTTCTTCGATAGTCTTAATGAATTCCGCATATTGCTTAGGAGTAAATTCGTGTATGAACGTCCAGAATCCGTACTTATTGTACACCCATAATCCGTTAACCTTCATACCCGGATGTTTGGGTTTACATATAATATACGCTATACCTGAAATTCTACCTCTAACATACTCCTTATTTAACTTGTGGTCTCCTTTTAAAACAGTCACAAATTGCTTTCTTTCCATAATTGTTCTCCTTTTAAAAATTTTTAGCTGCGTATTCCGCATAAGATAAGGTGCAAATTTCGCGAAAAATAAAAAGAAAAGGGCGTGTTAGGCCCCTCCCTTTTTGGCTTCAATAACTTTTTCGATAGGTTTTACCACTAACTTATTAAACGCATCACTTGCTACATTACCAATGGCTACTCCGACCACGATTTGTCCAACTGCTACGAAAAATTTGTTCATGATAATACATCCTTTCGTAAGTGTATTTCCTTCCATAATAGGGCATGTTTTTGTCGCGAATACACCCTATTTTAGTCTCTTACTGGCAGTTCGGAAATATCATCATTCATATGATCGATCATACCATTGCCGCCGAGACCCTTATATGCATGATACATCGCCAGACCGTTCTCAAGAGCTGTGGATGTAATGTACTGTTTGTCCATCCACTTCTCATGCTCGTCCATAAGATGTTTACGCAATACGCATACCATACCTTCTGCGAGTGCTTTATCATGCTTAGCCTTCTCTTCTTCCTGCTGTCTTCTCAGTCTATCATTCTCTTTGATACTTCTTTGCCACAGAAATAACAGCATTCCGATTATGATGGCTAATACCGAATCGATTACAATAGCCCAGACGTTCATTGATTACACCTCTCTCTGAGAGATATCCTTTTCGCCCGGATTAACTGATTCCGGTTTAGTTGCTCCCGGTGTCGCTTCTTCGGCTTTCTCTTCTTTCTGAACTTCAGTCTCCTTAGCTTCGGGAATACCAGCTAAAGAAGTAACGATAGATAATACCGCAGCGAGAGTTGCAGAAGACAACACCATCGCCCAATTAACATCGCCCAGTACAACCGCGCCAGTGCCAATAGTGGCTAAGAACGTTTGCGCAAAAGTTTTGACCGCACGAATAAGTGCTTTAGGAAACCATGTTTTAAAATTTTTAATCATTTTAATCTCTCCTTTATTTTAAGCTCGTCCTATAACGCGAACTATTTTTATATAATTTGTTCCGATCGATGTTGTTACCGCACCAGCAGTACTAACTCTAACATAACTGGCGGTGGCCACCTCGGGAGTAATACTAGTACCTACTATAGAGTAAGCGGTTTGTCGGAAATATGGATTACTACCAGCTTCTTGGAGCTGCAAATGCGCGACTTTATTGTTCGCGTTCCATATCTTAGTATAACCCTGACCTTTATTATTGTTATCTGTATAATATATTTCTATATACCGATAATTAGCTACAGATGCATTGAGAGTTATCGTGTCGGCCGAACCGTTACTATTCTCGTATAATACGTATTCCTCGGTTCCAGCCCAAAACCATTCGCCCCATGCTTCCTGGTAATAAAAACGAACATATCTTTCGGGCTTGTACTTACTACAGCTTATATAAGTTTGTCTTACCTGACCTTCCGCGCCACCGCTTTCCACGATTAGAGTGAACGTACCGCTCGACACCGGACAATTAACATATGCGTAATCCGCTACATTTGCTCCGATATACGTATTCGGCGTTTTAATGTCATTCAAGTCCGTTTCAGGATCTAGGACCGGATATAATATTCCTCCGAAAAAGCGAGTCTTGAATCCGATATCAAGAACGCCTTCTAACTCGGCTGACTTATTGAAAGCAGCGCCTTTCCCTCCGGTCATAAAGTCTATAACGAATTTGGTACTGCTCAAAGTACCAAACGCGTATGAATATCCATTCGCATCCGTGACGATTACCCTAATCGTATAGGTTGTCTCTGTATTAAGAGCGCCGTCGCCAACAATGGCGCATATATGACCGCTAGTGTTCGGGGAACCTGTCCAAGTCATTGATGCGGGGTCGGTGGTTTCACTCTCCCACTCTATCACGATACTAGTCCAGTTTAGATCGCACTCGAAATCGAAATCGACAAGAGCGTACGTACCGTCCTCGATTTCATCTCCGTCCCAACTGCCACGAACTACCGATAGATTAGTAATACGCGGCTTAACATAGGCTAGCTCCCAAATAGCGTATAGAGTAACAGCAGCGTTTGCCGTGTAGTTGCCGCCAGCAGCATACGATACTGTAGTTGCCGATGCGGACGTACCCCAACCTTTGAAGTTGTAATTAGTCCTGGTCGGTATCGTACTGGAAAGCTTAAGCGTGACTCCGTATGTCTTTGTTTGATTTCCAGGCGCTCCGCTACCGCCATTAGCATCGTACTTGACAGTGTAAGTATTAGCCTTCCACACCGCATAAAGTGTCGCTGCGGAGTTAGCGGTATAGCTTCCACCAGCAGAATATGTAGCGGTAGTCGCCGTTGAAGATGTAGACCATCCCAAGAATGAATATCCAGTTCTAGTGGGCTTGGTGCTTGAAAGGGTAAGGGTTTGATCTTTCCATTTCGTTTGATTTCCGGGAGCACCAGAGCCGCCATTAGCGTTATACGTGATAGTATAGGAAGTCCAAGCAGGAACGGACACGCCACTGACGGACACAGTCGTCGTCTTGGAATCGGCGTTGTCAGTATTGTAGTTTTCGAATACTACCCCGATAGTCTTCGTGGATGCACCGTTACCACTTATGGAAAACTTGGCTGTAAATGATGCACTTCCAGAGCTACGGGATGTTCCATCGAAATTGCTTATCGTAACGCTGGAATTACTAGATCGAGCGCGCATACCGTATTTAGTCGCAGCTCCGGAATAATACGTCTCCCAGGAAGCAGTGATTCTCACAGTAAACTCGGTCGCGGAAGTTCGGGTGACGCTAGTAATAGAAACCTTAAGATCTAACGCTACCCCAAATGGAGTCCATTTTGAAACTGAACCCGAATATGATGTTGCAGCCATCAGCCATTACCTCCTTTCCATACAAGTCCCAAATTACCGTTGCTTCTAGCCTTCCAGACAAAACCGCCCTGTTGAAGCTCCTCTTCAATCGTTACTTTTTTAGAGCAGAACGATTGATTGTTAAAATATGCCAATACCACAGAACCTTCCGTAAACATCATACGAGTATTAGTGATGCGTAACTTGAAATCGCTATCACCCTCGCCCAGCTCTATGCAAGGTTCGTCTTCGTAGGTTGTTATACTGACGTATTCCGCAATTTCGCCAAGATCATCCACAGCTCGTTGTAGAATATCTATAGCATTACTCGCATCCCCAACTTCTTCCGTCAGGGAATTTAAGTTATCAGATACGGCGTTAACCGATTCCTGAATCTTGGAAGTGCTAAACGTCCATCCAGTCTCGGTTTGAGTCATAAGTGACGTGCCGTTACCATCAGTAACTAGCATCGATATGCTATCGGATAACTGAGCGATTAAGGTTTGAGCATTAGACGCTTTTTCGTCAGCTTGGTCAACTTCTTCAGCGGTAGCCATATCTTCAGGTGCCGGAGTCCAGTCGGTGGCTCTACTGCCTCGCTCCAACTTAATATTAGGTAATACGTCTATATCACTTTGATTTGATAAATATAAAACGAGGAACTTATAACCCTTTCCGGCCGGAACGGTAATCCCCTCTATTTTCAGAAGCGATCTGCCTCCGGAGTTCCACTCATAAATCAACGTTCCATTGCTTGGTTCGTCGATGGTGAAGCAGTAGTCGAATCGATTATTGGATAACGAACTTCTACTTAATGACCAAGTCTCGCCTTCTTCTACAGCGACTGAAAAGCCAACACAATTACCCGTACTTATCAGACCTTGTTCACCAGAAGCCAAACCGGTACAGCCTAAGTCGACAACTTGAGATGGTCTGAAATAATTTCTCCCACCAATTTCGAGAGTGTCTATACTATCTTTTGCTGAATTTGCGGTATTTTGCGCAGTCGCAACGTTGGAGTTAGTGGTCTCTAATGCGGATTTCGTTGCGTAAGTCTTACTTACGGTGGATACTATTCCATCCGCTTTCAAATCTATAGCGGCGTTCATTTCCGATGTCGTGCTATAATTCTTTAGTGCTTCGGTAGTATTCGCATTAGCGCTAGATAACGCGTTATTAGCCTTTGTCGTAGCATCTGAGCTGGCTGCCGAGATGGCTTCGGACTTAGCAGTCGATACCTCAGTTTTTGTCGCTCGAAGCGCGATCTGCTCCGTATTTTGAGTTATGCTCGTCTCAGCAGTGGTAACCCGCGTGCCTAACGATTCCACCATCGCCTCAACATCTTCAACGGACTCTTTAGTTGCATATTTAGAACTAACGGTCGAAGTTATACTGTCTGCTTTTTGATCAATGGCACTTTGAACCTGCTCGGTCGTGGAATAATCATTAAACGTATTACTAACTGTGGTCTTAAATCCGTCGAGATCTTGCTCTAACTCGGATACTTTATTAGACACCGCAGTAACAGTACTACCGTCCGCTTTTTTAGCAATCTCACTAGTATGAGACGCAACGGTTGTCGAAATACCATTTACGGTTTGCTCAAGAGAACTATATTGAGCCGACAGTGACGCAATATCCCCTTCGACATCTTCTGGGGCAGGAGTCCAATCAGATGCTTTATTACCTTTTTCGAGCATGATATTAGGTATTTCGTCACCTTGATTCGACAAATATATGAAACCCCACGTTCTACCTTCTGGCACCGTGAAGCGATTAACCTGATTCGCTGCTTGCTCGTCAGCTCTCATCGCAATAATCATGTCCGTAGAGCCGGCGACCGGTTCCTCGGTAAGCCAATATAAACCCCAACGATTATTAGTCGCATCGGTTCTATAAAGGATCCATTGTTCGCCTGCCTCAACGGGGAACGAGTAACCTCGATACGCCACATTTTCCAGTAACGTACTACCACTACCCCAAGCTAAGTTGTTGATGTTTTTTCTGATGAAGTAATTTCGACCACCCATTTTGATATTATCCACGGCAGTCGTAATATCTTGTTGCCAAACTTTACTCGAGATTTTACCCTGGATTGCTGATATGCTCGTACCTTGCGAACTCACGGTTTTTTCGAGATCTTCCACGCCAGTGGTCATTTCCTCGAAAGCGACGTCTAATGTTTGACCTTCTTTGTCCAGTAAGATCTTGGACGACTTTAAGGTGTTGGAACCATCTTCGTTAATGACCTTAAACAAGCTATCGATGTTGAGCTTACTAGCGGATATGTTAGCACCTTCACTAACCATGTCATTACGAATGATCGCATCTTTGATGGCGTTATCTGTAATGCCGCCTTCGCTAAACATTAATTTTCCGTCAGCATCCCATACATTAATGGAATAGTCTCCGGACGAATCTTTACCGATTTGCACTCTAACTCTTTTGCTATCACTGATTTGAATAGTCTCATCCGATATAATCAATCGACCATCCTCGGATACTACTCTAACGTTGTTCGTGCTAATATCTCCTGCCGAAATTTTATCCGCAGAGATACTTTCAATCATCGCCGACTTAATCTGAGCCGCCCCTAATTGGGCAACTACAGCGTTCGCAAACGACGTTTGTATAACATCGCCTGTAGCCGACCCGAACATTAACGTGTTAATATCACCAACCTCAGCGTTAAGATTATTGATACGCGCAGTTTCAGCATTCAATTCGCTGATCAGAGCGTACTTAATTGCGGCTTCGGAAGCATTGAGCTTATCGGTGTTGAGTTTGTCAATCGACGCTTGCTTAGCTTTCAGGTCGTCGATCGTCGCTTGCTTAAACTCCGCATGCGTAGCTTTTAGACTATTAACCTCGGCATTTGTAGCCTCGAGATTCTTGATAGTAGCATAAGTCGCCTGCGCACTTTCAACAGTTAAACTATTAGCATAAAGTTCTCTAATAGATGCTTCGTTAGCATCGAGCTTACCAGTTATCTCGACATCCTTCGCAGTCAATTTACGTTCAACTTCGACGATACTCGCAGTCAGGGTATTTTGAACCTTTACGTCGTTAGCCAACAACTCTTCCTTAATTACGGCGTTATTAGCGTTCAGCTGTTCAACGGTAATCCGATCTGCCACAGCTACGCCCAACTCAGTTATTTTGGAATCGGCTTCGGCTTTATTGTTTTCAACTTCGCTATTGCTTGCCGAGGGGTCTTTCACGTTCCCGGTGATTACAGCGCTATGGTTTTTAATGGATACAATTACTCGATCTCCAGTTTTAACCGTAGCAGCTGTCGTCACGGGAGTTGAAATATCAGATCCATCGAGCTTTACGTACGTCTGATCTCCAGCTTGCGTAACGGTACCGTAGACAACGCTCGCCTCTTTTTTAGCTTTAGTGTTATCATTAGTGGCTTTGACAAACTGAGATACTAAGTCGCTAGACAAACTCATTGCGAATCACCTCCGTTCCAAATAGCATAAAGTTGAATATCAACATCTTCAGTGTAATTATCACCAGGCGCATATGCGACTTCTGTCGAATGCTCAGTCAAGCCCCATCCAACGAATTCGTATCCTTCGCGCGTGGGGATCGTATCGGAAATCCGTATAACAGCTCTCCAGCCTTTAGTCTGACTTTCGGGAGCTCCATCACCGCCATTTGCATTGTACGAAATAGTATGCGATGTACCTCGCCATAAGCTAACTGACCAAACAGCCGTCTCGGAGACTTTACACCCAGCTTCACACTTTATCGATTGACTAATAACTTTAGCTTTTACGTTCTTTATGCCGGCCTTAGCGTAATTGATACGTACACAATCGCCAACGCGAACGGGGCAATATCCGTGCGAGTAAGTTATTCGGTATTCGACCGAGGATACGCTACGCAAAAGCCTATCGGTGTAGTCATCAACTTGCGCTTGAGTAAGCGCGCCAGACAACTCGGGATCGGTTATGCGACGCACGATCTCTCGACCTCGAGATACCGTAGACGTCGGACTATTCGGATCGTCATTCACCGCGCGTGAATACATCAAGTTATCAGCCGTCGAATATACGACCTCGATAACATTCGGTATCCCGTACAGATCATGATTGGTAGTTATGTCAGTATACAAGATCGAGCTGTCATCGTCGCTATAGGTCCACACGGGGCTTAACGATCCGATATCCTGCTTGGGCGAGAAAAGAATACGCCCCATTTCGTCCAAAGCTAACTCGTGATCGGCACTCGATATCAGGTCTTTTACAAACGTGAAC